CTTTGATCTCATGATGCGTCTCACAAAAGGAATGCCTCTTTGTCGCTATCTCTACGCGACAAGGAGTCATACCGCAAACATTCGCGGTATGGAACATCCTCTTAGTAAGTTCGCACCTATGGGCTCTGCGCTCTGCTTTATCAACGAGTGCTTTGTATTCGCATCCGTTGTGGAGCTAGCATACAGGACACATTACGGTAAGGCCAGTCGGGGACATCGATCCGGTGTCTCTGTCTACGGTGACGACATCGTCTGTCCGCAGGAACTCTATGAGTCCGTTACGAATATTCTTACATCGCTTGGATTCATTATAAACACCAAGAAGAGTTTTTCTTCTGGTGCGTATTTTGAATCTTGCGGTGTAGAGTATTTGTACGGTGCTTCGATCGAAACGATCAAGCATCCTCGATCCCACCTCCTTCAGGAGGAGATGTGGGTGTCACCGGATCTGGTCGGTACTATTACCGACCTGGCCAATACCTTACTCGCTTCCGGTTATTTCCTCGCCAGGCGGATTCTACTGAAGAAATTCAGTACGTATTCCGTCCGCGTAGGTAATCGGAAGTACCGCTTTATGGACCTAGTAACGTTTGGACCAAAGGGACTTGTCCCAATGATGCAAAGTTACACGACCACTCGCTGGGATTCACAACTCCAGCGACGTGTGCGAAAACAGTTCCAGTGCAAGACGAAGCCGGTTCCGGATATGATGGATTATCACCACTTTCAGTGGTCGATGATTCCACGTACCAGAGCTGAGCGGCTTAAGATCAAGAGCTATGAAATCATAGTTCCTGATCCTAAGTGGTCTAGCAAAGCAACTCTTTTCTTATCGAGATTCCGTCATTGGGATCTCCTTACGAAAGGAGAAGTTTGTGAGGTTGGGTCTTGTCGAACAGGGGCTAAGAAAACTAAGGTACTCCGTAAATGGATACCCTGTTAACTTGTCCCTCCCGATAAGACGGGCTCACGTAAGACTGGCCGTCTGACATGTTTGTCTTGATTCAATCAAAGACATCCATGTAATCTAGCCACACGGC